CAGGATGGTCTTACCGGGGCGAATATCGAGCTTAGTGCCTCGTGGGAGGCGAGTAGCATCAATAGCCATCATGGGGTGAGTGGTCAAAGCCAAGGCATCAATACGGGCACGAAGCTCAGTATCCAAAGCCTTCTGGCTGTTGTAACCCTTCTCACAAATACCACGACCCCAGAAGCGTCCGGGAACTTGATCCCAAGAGAAGGCCACCACTGGGCGGTCTTGCATCATGTAGGGGTTTTCCTCTACCTTGAGCAATGTACCACCGTTGCCGATGATAACAATAGCCTCAACCAGAGTCTCGTCTTCGTCTTCTTCAGTCTCGGTGATGTCAGAAACATCAGCTTCCTCACCATCCTCCGACATCATTGCTTTGGTCAGCAAGTTACGGGGCACAAGGCCAAAGTATTTGGTCAGTCGAACCTTGTCCTCAGGATAGACATTCAACTCTTGGTCAGGCTCAAGGTCTGTATCCGTAGGGGCATCGCCGATCTCAACATCACGGTAGATACCGTTCTGGATGTTAATCTCAACCTGATGCTTGGGGACAAACTCGTCAATAGCGACACCCAGAGCATCCTCAATGCAGGAAGCCACAGGGTCAATCAGAAAGTTCTGTGGGAGAATGGGACGATGTTTAACCACCGTTCGGTTAACGATGTTAACACCCACCGCTTGCATAGCCCCATCCATGATGGGCTGAGTGGCGGGTTTCATCTCCTTGACTTCCTCAATCACAATCTCAGCCACACCGGAGCCATACACAGCAGAGGTCAGGATACACTCTGCAATGGCCTTACGGGTCTTGGTGAACTGGAAGTCCTCAATCAACTGCTCACGCAGGAAAGCAATGTCTTCTTGATTCTGGTCTTGACGGTCATCCTTGATGTCGAACCACTTGCCTTTCCCAAAAGTTGCCTCTTCAATTTCAGAGACCGCACTCTCAACTGCTTGCTGGAGTGCAGGGGAAATGAGCTTAGAACGCTCTGAGTCTCGGGTCTTGTCGGACTCAGCCCAGATACCACGCCACAAGCGATAGTATTCCTCATGCTTGTCCTGATAGTTGCTCTCATAGTCATCACGCCACTTATCGACATGATCCATGACCCACCCAGACAACTCATCTTGTTGTGGTGTGTTGTTGTTGGTTTCGTTCATTGACGGTCTTTCTTATCAATACCCCGAGAGAACATCTAAGGGTTCGTAGTCATCATCTTCATAATCCACGTTGTATGAGGTCAATGCAAGCTGATCCACATAGGACAGAGCATCAACCAAGTCATCGTGGACACCGTTGGTTGGGAACAACATCAACTGGTCTTTGAACTCATCCCAATCCTCATCCGGATTGAAGGATACTCGTCCATGTTCCATTCGACCTTGAAGCGACCAGACAACCCGGTCAGCCTTCTTCTTGTTCCCGTGTGTGAGGTCTACAATGTGTGCGTACACATTATCCTTACGCATGAAGTCACTCAGGTACGGTAGCACAGCGTTCTTCAATGCACCCTTCTCGATGCCGATAGACCGTGGCTGATAGTCCCGAATAATAGTCAGTATCTTCTGAGCCGTGGCCTTAATATCCCACCGACCATGCTCAATGGACTTAACCCACCACCCACCATCGTCAGTAATCTTCACGATAGCAATAGCAGTCTCGTCCAATCGCTTCTTACTGGCTGAGGCTTGTTTACCAACTTCCTCAAAACCAGCCAAGTCGATAGCCACCACGTAATCGCCTTCCTTTGGTTCCTTCTTTAACTTGAACCATTCAGCCTTAAACACATCAGTGCCAGCAGTATCAAAGCTGGACATATATTCCTGACGGAAGGCAAAGGAACTCAGGGTCTTCTTAGCAGACTCAATTTCCTTGGGGTCGATAGTCTCGTTATCCGCAGTGGTAAAGTGCCAAGACTTCCACTCCTCATCCTCACCACTCTGACCTAGCTTAAACCAATCATAGAAGTGGTTACGACCAGCAGGGGTGGAAATAAACATTGCCCTGCCCTTCTTGTCGGACAAAGCAGCACGGAGCACCCGTTCCCAGATATCAGCCTTGATGTACGCTACCTCGTCCATAACCAAATAGGTTAACGACACACCCCGTAATGAGTCAGGGTTGTCAGCCCCTCGTACCATGATCTTTCGACCATTGATGAGAGTTATCTCTAAATTATTTACGTGACTGGCCTTGATAACAGGCCGACCCAAATCATGCAGTAAGTCCCAGATAATCGTACGGGCTTGGCCCATAGTAGGAGCTACGTACATAACCGCAGACCCCTCAGGACAGTTTAAAGCCTCAATAAGCAGGGTAACAGCCGATAGGCGGGACTTACCACAGCGGCGACCAGCAGCCACCACCTTGAAGCGGTTTTCGGCCTTATAGACCTCTTGCTGCCACTTAAGCAGTTGGAAGTTAAGATCAGACATCAATCACCTCCTCGTCTGTGCTAACCGTAGGCTGATTAAGCCCAGATATCGAAATGTTGATTTGGGGCACGGAGCCACCAGACTTGGCGGTATCAAAAGAACTGGCAGGGACAATCCTATCCATAACCAGTTTCATAGCTGCAATCTGTCCGGGGTGACCGTCGTTCAGGGCAACCTCAAACACCTTCTCTAACACCTTAGCACTCTTAGGGGAGGCAAGCATCCGGTCACGGTATTCGTTGATAATGGATGCTGTGCCCTTAGGTCTACCCACAGACCTGTTCTTAACCTCAGCTATGGCAGATTTGGGAGGACGACCTCTTCGCTTCTTTGGTGCTGCGATAACCACAGCTTCCTCAATTTGTTCAGACATGATCGTCCTCCTTGTTATCCACCTTATGCGGTGGGCACAGAACTAAAGGCTAGAGTAAGCAAAGTCACAGCCTCACTACCACTAGCCTTCTTTTCCCTAGCATCTCGTTTCTCCTTGTGGCAAACCTTGCACTCAGACATCAGTTGCCCTGTCTTGGCTACTTTCACATGAAAGTCCTCAACCAGCTTAACCTCACCACAAGCCTTACATCTCTTCAACCCCTGCTCCTTGAGCTTTACGACCTCAGCCCGAGCCTTGGTCTGAGCCACACGCTTCTTCTGCTTGGGGGTTACAGCACGACCAATCACCTGCTCCGAGAAACCCTCAGAGTCAGGCCCATGACCATACTTCTCACGGAAGCGGGTCTGGAACTGGGCTTCCTTAATCAAGAACTTCTTGGTGGAGCATACACGACACTCATCATGCAGGAAGTCATCAAAATACTTACTCTGCCAAAAGAAGCTGCTGCTAGCAACCTTCTCTTCACCACAACACTTACAAACCTTCTTTGCCTGTTCCATACGACACCCCCTTATACCTCAACATCAAGGTACAAAGAGTATACACGGGTTTTTTTACAAAGTCAAGACTTGGTGAATATTTATTTACATATAGTACTTTAAAGTACCTAAGACATTTGAAGACATGAAGGTAAGTAATTAATCATCATGTCATAAGACACGAAGTGTAACCTACTTACCCAAACATCTTTCCTAAGTGAACATCTTACTTAAGGATGTCATGTAGGAAAGAAGTACCGTCCGTTTATGAATCAGACCGTAACTTTATAGTTTCACTTGAGGGATCGTTTGGATATTGTCGTTCTTCAACTTCAATATGTTTCTTATTGTAGCACGCAAAATAGAGGACGTCAAGTACTTTGTATACATATGTCTCTTATTTACAACACATGGTTAACCAGCCTCTCCCTTTAAAGTTCCCCAACTAGGGTGTGCAGTTTCCTCTACCTATGTCTAAACTATACCATTTATTCATATTTATTCTCTCCTTTTAGGTCTTTTCTTACTCTGTCCCCACTTTTACCAGATTCTCCTACCCCGACAAAGACTTACCTTCTATTCTGTCCCCAATTAAATTCCAGTCATTTTAATTATTTTTTAATTATTCCTATACAGACTCTTTCTAGTTTTTCCTTTTGTGAACGGAGTAGCCTACCACAAATATTCCACCAGCACAGTCCCCTCCCCCGCCCCCTCTCTGAGCCTGAGCAGTGATCGAGCAGTGACTGGGCGATAGAGCAGTGCCATGTTGGCGCTTGGCCATAGGCCTACGCTTAGTGACCGAATGGTCACAACAGTGCAGCATAAAGTTATCCACAGGTTATCCACACTGGTTGTCTATACAGTACTGTACACCTATACAGTGCTACATACTAGGGGTAGTATGTCATAGGCTATGGCTATTGGGTTGGGAGAATTGATAGTGTGGGACTATGGTGCACCTTATACTGATAACCTATACAGTAGGGTAAACCCTATACTGTTTATCTATACAGTTACCGATACAGTACCAACCCACCAAGATATATAAGCCAATACTTATATTTATAGTCTATGCAATATCCATGCCATGCTAGAAGTTATGCACAGGATATCCACTAAGTCTTGTGTCTTATGTCTTATATAAGACTAACAACCTGTGGATAAGTACCATTGCAAGTGTGGATAACTATTTCCAAGGGGTTAGCCTAGGCTTGAGACAAACACGCTCAAACGGGCTATAAATGGCCTTGCTGGAGGTGTGTGTAAAAACAGCACAAAGACAAATATATTTTCAACAAACACAAAGAAATTGGTGGACGGGTGAATTTTTAGTGTGTCATAATCTAACCATGCCAAGCAATAACGCAGGGCAACATAGGAGAAAAGACCATGCTCACACACTACGAAGTTATCAAAACCCATATCGAAGCCTCTAACCCATGCAACATGCGCTCGGTTATGTCTTGGGCCACTAGCCAGGGTTTCGGGGGTTCCAAGGCCATCCAAGCGATCAACACCCTCAAGCGTGAACGCATCATCGATACATCTCAGGATGATGAGGGCAACACAATCATTGACCTTATCTAAGGTATTGCACACCTCGAAGGGTTCTTGTTAGAATCCTTCCAAGTGTCCAATGTCTGTACACTGCAACCAAGGCCACGGCCTAAACATCTGGAGTTTAAACATGACTACAACCAAGACTTACAACGGATTCAAGAACTGGACACAGTGGAATGTATCCCTGTGGATCAACAACGACGAGGGCCTGTACCGCATGGCCGTCGATGCTTGCACTCGTTATAAAGTGCGCGGTGCTGCTATTCGTGCCTTGAAGCGTGAGCTTACTGCTATGGGTTTGGATCGCACACCTGATGGTGCGAAGTATTCCGAAGCAGCGCTGCGTGCTGCCTGTGTTGGTATTGTCTAAGGGGTAAACCATGCTTAAAGACCATAAACAAATATGCTCACGTATTGCACCTGCTGGATGGCGTTATGGCGGGTTTGATGTTGGATTCTATGTCTTTGTGTCGGGGGACTATTCCAAGGGCTTCAAAGAGATGAAGTGCTTAGAGGATGATCTCACCGCTGAGAACCTAGAATTTATGTCTAAGCACAATCTCACACGCTAAGGGGTACAAAATGCTTGACGTTATATTCACACTGGGGGTCTTATGGCTTTTAGTACACTTTGGCGGGGTTGTTGGGTTCATCCTTTGGCTTATCTTTATCAGTGAGGCTAACAATGCTTGACGATACACCTCTCTCATGGCTAGACTATGCTCTCGGCACAATCATCGGTCTAAGCCTTGCTATGGCCGCCCTGTCATACTTTGACATCTTAACCAAGGTTTAACATGATCCTAATCTCCATT